CCCGCGCTGTGCGCTTCAGGTGGATCAGCAGTTCCTGGTTCCCCGAGGTGATACCGTCGCAACGTCTGAACGCCTGATCGAGATCCTGAAGAAGGCCGGGGTGCGCCCCGAGCTCTTCGCCTGCGACCGCACAGGCCACGGCGCTGGCATCGCGGACCTCATCAAGCACAACTGGCGATCGACGATCAAGGACTTGAATTACTCGGAGTCGCCGAGTGCCGGCAAGATCATGATCGAGGACACGCAGACCTGCGCTGAGCAGTTCGACCGCGTGCATACCGAGCTATGGGTAGCCATGCGCTCCTTCATGGAGTTTTCGTATCTGCTGCTCGCCCCGGGCCTCGACTATTCCGCGCTGACTCAGCAGGTGACACAGCGCCGGCTCACGACCGCGGGCAAAAAGTCGCGGATCGAGTCGAAGAAGGATTACGTCTCACGCGGGTTCAAATCGCCCGACGAGGCAGACTCGCTGACGCTTTTCGTGCACGCTGTCCGCGCCGGTTCTGGCTCTTCGTTCAGCATGACGATGGAGCGTGGCGCCGACGACGATTTCTCCGTTCCGGAGCAAAGCTGGCAGGGAGACTACAATGATTTTCAGAACGGCGTGCGGTTGGACCCGACGGCCACGACTGATTACCTGCGCGATCGACTGGATATGTGATCATGAAAAAGATCAACCTCAACCTCTTTCCGAAAACGGGCTTCAAGTTCAAGGAGGCCGATGGCACCGTCATCATGGCGCAATCGTGGGCGGCCGTGATCAACCGCGTTCGCGTCTACCGCGCCCGCAACGGGATTCCACCGGGGGATCCTGAGCGCGAGGTCCAAGAGCAAGCATGCGCGGAGAACAGTGTTCTGTGCTCCGATGCTCACCCCGAGGGCGAAATCGCCCGGCAGACCCAGCTGAAGGTGACCACACTCAAGGGGCGGGTGCTGCAGTGGTTCAACGCACTGCGCCGTAATGGTGAGCAACCTCCTCTCGTTGAAGGGGATGTCTACAAGCAGCGGGTGGAGATTTGCGCTGCGTGCCCGCAGAAGACTGCGCTCCCCGAGGGGTGCGCCAGCTGTCGTAAGGCCTTGGACGAGATGAAGAAACACCTGCTCGGTAACCGCCATCGGGACGCCCGGGTGGAGTATCACGGGTGCAACGTCCTGGGCGCCGACATCACGACCCAGGCGTGGATGGATCTCGTGACCACCGACAAGCCGGGCCTCCCGGACAACTGCTGGCGAAAGCGCGCGAACCCATGAAGATCACCTGGAAGACCCCTTTTTATGCCCTCCGGGCGTTTTTCATCGCCTGCTGGTGGAGGATCCGCGGGTTTCAGTCACTGGCTCCCGGAGACGTTACCGAGTCCCGTCTGGAGGAATGCGAAGCGTGCGAGGAGCTCCTGGTTACCCGGCAGTGCAACGTGTGCACCTGCTACGTCGATGCGAAAACAGCGCTGGCCTCTGAGCGATGCCCCAAAGGCAGGTGGGAAAGATTCGCTTTGCCAAAGCGGTGAGCGCCTCACACTATTAGACTGAGTGCCTGATTACCTGAGCAACTACCGAGGGGACCCGGATCCCACTGGCGGAATCGTCCAGTCCCCGGATCTGAATAAGCGCGCCGAGCCTACCCAGCGTTCTATCCGGGACGCGGACATGGCTCGCGACGTCACCAACCGAATCATCCAGGCCGGCCGAAATCGGTCGATCGTCAACTCCCGAATCTTTGCCAAGTTCAACGCTGAGCGTCCGTATGACTCGCAGAAACTCGAAAATGAAGGGCTGGGTTGGAAGCAGAATTTCACGACTAAGCCGCTGGGTTCGATGGTGGAGAAAGTGGCTCCTCGACTTGTTCAAGCCGTTGAGTCCGTAAAATATCTCACCAACTCGAAGCTCTCCGACAAATGGGAAAACTCCGCGGAGAAGACCGAGCGCTTCCGCGAAGCAGTGACGAAAACCATCCGCACTCACCGTGGGTGGGACACGCTGCTCGAAGACATCGCCTTCAATGACGCGATGTTTGGATACACCGCGGTGGCCTGTCTCGACACCACCGGCTGGTTCCCCGATCACTTTCAGCAGGATCAGTTTTTCCTCCCCGACGGCACCAAGCAATCTCCTCGACTCTGTCAGGTTGCTATCTTCAAGGAAGTGCTGCTCCCGCACGAGCTCTACGCGCGCATCAAGGACCGCGAAGCCGCCACCGCTGTCGGCTACAATCTGGAGAACGCCATCAAGGTGATCAACACCGCGATGCCGGAACAGATTCGCGACCGGCTTAACCTGGGTGGCACCCTGGAGTTCTGGTATCAGAACGCCATCCGCGAGCTGACCATCGGCGCCACCTACATGGCCGGCGCCAATGTGGTGACCGTGTATCACCTGCTCGCCGCCGAAGTGACCGGCAAGGTTTCGCACTACCAGCTGGCCGGAGAAGGTCTCCAGGAGATTTTCGTCAAGGAAGACCAGTTCGAATCGATGGAGGACGTCGCCTGCTTCTTCTCCTATCAGAAGGGCAACGGAACCATGCACGGCTCGAAGGGCATCGGCCGCGAGCTCTATGAGCTGGCCGGCATGATTGACCGCACGCGCAACGAGGTGGTCGACCGCGCCATCCTCTCAGGCAAGCAGTTGGTCCAGGGTGACGTCAAGCGGCTGCACACTTTCAAGATGTCGATCGTCGGCATGACCTGCATCATCCCCAACGGATGGGAAGTGCTGGACAAGAAGATCGACGGTAACCCCGAGCCTTTCCTCAAGCTCGACGCCTACTTTTCTTCGCTCGCCGATCAGCTGATCGGCAATGTCTCGCCCCCATCTCAAGTGCTCGGCAGCGAAGCCATGCGGTCTCCCGCAGCCTGGAATCTGCTCGCGGCTCGTGATGAGGAGGCGAAGGACGTCCGGATCTCTCGCTTCGTCAAGCAGGTCACCAACATGGTCCAGCTCATGCAGAAGCGGATGTGCTCAAAGGATTGTGATGATCCGGCGGCCGTCGAGATGCAGAAAGAGCTGGAGAAATACATGACCCGCGAGGAGCTCGACGAACTGGCCGCATGCCCGGTTGTCGAGACGGTCCAGGATCTCACGCCGCTGGAGCGGCAGATGATCGTGGCCATCGCCTCCGAGAAAAAAGGCAATCCGCTTTACAACCAGCGCGCGCTTGAAGTCGAAGACCTCACCGCCCGCGCCTCTGCCGATTTTGCCGATCGCGTGCTCTTGCCCGCGAACGACCCCACCGAAGCCGCCGAGCAGACCCGGCAACAGCAGCTCGAACTGGTGCTCCTCGGGCAGGGCCAAGCGGTGCCGGTATCACCGCGAGACAACCATCTCATCCATCTGTCGGTGCTCATGCCGTTGGCGCAATCGCTCGCTCAATCGATTGACGCAGGTCAAGCCGACACCGCGCAACTCGAAATCCTTGGCGCGCACCTCATAGACCACTACGCGGCGGCCAAGAACCAGGGAGCACCCAAAGAGGCTCTGGCAGAAGTGAAGCCGCTAGTGGACAATTTTCAGAAGGTCATCGCTCAGATGAAGCAGCTCGATGCCCAGGCGGGAGACCTTCAGAGCCAAACCCAGCAACTCCACGCAGAATCAGACGCAGAAGCAACAGGCCTCCCCCCGGGCCTATAACCCAACGCAACCATGAGTCAAGAGACGAGTGTCGTCGGCTGGACGCCTGACGACGTAGCAAATTGGCGATCTTTCCTGCTCACTCCGACAGGGAAGAAGCTCCTCCCCCGCGCGGCCGAGACCGCGCCGATCCTGCTCGAAGCTGGCGACACCAATGCGGTTTTGATCCGCAACGGTCAGCTCATCGGCTTTCAGAGAGCACTGCAGACCATGCAGGATCTCGCGTATCCGGCGGATTATGACGATCCGGCGCCGAGTAACTACCCCGATCTTCTGGACGACAATCAGTGGAATGACGGCCAGAAACTGGAAAAAAAGTAACCCCCCGAAAATATGGCCGAAGACGCAACCATCGAGGTCACAAAGACCCTGCACCCTGGCGACAGCACCGCGTTCCCGGATACCACCGCGAACAACGATGATGTGAAGCGCAAGCTGGAAAATCAAGACCAGCTGGCGAACCCCAACACCAACCCCGGAGACATCCAGGCTGCTGGCGATGCTTTGGATGATCTGCTCAAGCAGACCACCACGACTCCGGAGCCCCCGAATGAGCCGGCCACGCCCCCACCGACGCCGACCCCCGATCCTGAAGCCGCCAAAAAGGCCGAGGAGCTCGAAGCGCAGAAACGCGCTGAGGAGCAGCGCAAGGCCGACGAGCTGAAGAAAGCCGACGAAATTTTTGCCGGCAGCCCGGGCCTCCCGAACGGAGCATCTCCGAAGTCTTCCGAGGCTTTCGCGACGATCAAGATCAAGGCCGCCCAGGAGATCACCTCACGCGACACCAAAATCGCGGAACTCACGGCTAAGCTGGACGAGCTCTCCAAGGTCGCTGCGAATCCGCTGACTCCCGAGATCGACAGGGAGCTGCAGGAGCTCCGCCGTTTTCGTGCGCAGTTGGATGTCGAGGCTGACCCGAAATTCAAGCAGTTCGATGCCGCGGCCAAGAGCGCCGAGGAGTTCATCTACTCGCAGCTCAAGCGGTCCCCGGTGGTCGACGACCAGATCATCGAGTTGATCAGGTCCAAGGGCGGACCCACCACGGTCAAACTGGACAAGGTCTTCGAGAAGATCGGGGATCCGTTGCTGCAGCGCACCATCGAGTCGAAGATCGCCGAAATCGAGCACCTGCGTTGGCAGAAGCAGCAGGCGATCGACGAGACCAAGAAAAACGTCGATAGCTATGTCGCTGATCGCGCGAAGCAGTTCGAGCAGGCCGCGAAGAGCCACTATGAATCCACGAAGGCGAACTTCGACGGCCTGCTGGCGCAGATCCCGTGGTCCAAGCCGCAGACGGTTCCTGCCGGAGCGGCGCCCGAGGAGGCCAAGCGCATCGAGGAGAACAACGCGTGGCTCGCCAACACACTGAAGCAGCTCGATGCGGCTCTCCAGGATGATTCCTCTGAGATGCGCGCGATTCAGATCGCCGGCATGGCTCAGCTTTTCCACCTCCAGCGAGAACACTCCAGCACCCTCAAGGAGCTTGAAGCCTCGAAGAAATCCTTGGAGGAAGCACAACAGCAGCTAACCAAGCTGCGTTCCGCTCAGCGCGTCCGCGTCTCTGAGGGTGGGATCCAGCCGGGTTCTACTCTACCGCAGCCGACCAAGCCGGTGGACGTCAACACCCGTCCCGCCGACGCGCTTGACCAGATCGCCAAACAGGTGATGGAGGAACAAGCGCGTGCAAAGTCTACAGCCTAAGGACCCCACCGCTGGCGTAGAGCCGACGGCAACGGCGATCACGGCGATGGTGAAGCCCTTCGACAAGAAGGTGCTCATCGTGCTGCCGTTCTACAAGTCGGTGCACCCGATCACGGCCATGTGCGTGAGCCAGCTGCTCGATCGTCGGCGCACCGCCACGATGCTGCATTTCGGCGACGCCTTCGTCACCCACAGCAGGAACACCTGCGCGGACTTTTTCCTGCAGTCCAACTTGGAGTGGGCGCTCTGGCTCGATGACGACATGGTGGTTCCATTCGGAAACGCGCAGTGGTATAAGGTCTACACCGGGTGGAAGGAATACCCAGAACCCTTCGCCTCGCTCAACGCGCTCGATCGCCTTCTCTCCCACGGGAAGACGATTGTGGGCGGCCTCTACCGCGGGCGCCACAACGGAGCCGGTGCGGTCTACAATGAAGGCGCCAACCCAGGGCCTGAGCGCGACTATGCGTTCGCCGGCCCATACGACCTGATCAAGCCGACTCGTTGGGTTGGCACAGGCTGCATGCTTACCCATCGCTCGGTGTTCGAGGACATCGAAAAACGATTCCCGCATCTCGGAAGAAAAGAGAACGGACGGGGCGGAAATTGGTTCACGTCCTCTGAGCACCAAGCGATGGATTTCATCGTCAAGACTCGCGACATGCTCGCGGATGGCCCTATGACCGGGGAGAAAGCCCACGCGGCTCTCACCATGATGGAGGCCGCGCTCCACGACGCCAAAGCCAACAGCGGTCTTGGTTTTGGGGAGGACGTGCAGTTCTGTGTCCGCGCGCTCCAGGCCGGGCACCAGCCTTTCG